TTAACGGCTCTTTCCGTTCCTTTTGCTTTGATAAAGAAAGGTAGATTAGCAAGTATTCGTTTCCATATTTCTTCTGTTATTTGTTCTTGTGGTGTTTCATATTTTGTTGAACCATCTGGGTTTTTACCTAATAAATATTCAGGTAAATTCACCAAGTCATTACCACTATATAAATTTAATCCAAGTGATTTAGCAAACTCTCGTGCAACATCTTTTGATATACCTTCTGATAATTTTTCTACTCGTTTATTGACATCGGTCATATGTTTTACATAAACCCATATTTCATCAAATTGTTGTCCAACCATATCCATAAATTCTAAGAATACATTGTTTTGAGTATCTGCGTAAATGTGTTCTGGTAAAGAGTTTCTTAAAGAGTTTGGATTGTTGAAATCATAATTGGAAGCACTCAATATCATATTGTTGTACCAAGTTGTCGCTTGTGTACTACCGACTGATGCTAATGTATATGGTGCAGATGAATTGGTTTTTGGCCAAGATGTATCGTGAAATATTCCATTGGAACCACTTGAGAAAGATGAACTTTCAAAATACAAATAATGTTCAAATGGGTCAAAGGAATTGATAACTCGTTTTCTTTGTTTTTCTACATAAGAAATTCTATCTGCAGAACTCGATATAGAAGTTAATGATGAACTTGTTGAATTATATCCTTCAATCAATTCTAACTTTTTCTTAAAGTTTTTTAATCTTGATTCAGCTGAAGAAAAGTTTACATAATTACCAAATCCGGTATCATCTAAATCTACATTGACATCAGTTGTTGTTCTTTGATAATCTACGGTAGGTTGTGTTCTTAATAAACTGCCTGATATAAGTTTTTCTTCTAAATCAAAATTTAATAATGTATCGGTTCCTAATAAATCATTGTGAGTTTGGAATTGAGTTGATTCCCAATTGATAGGATTGTCAACTGAATTTAAATTAGGTATTCTTAAAAATATTCCATCATCTGGTCTGTCAACAAATGGAACCAATTTAATTTTATCTTTATAGTCTGGTAGTCTTTTTTCTGCAAAATAAACTCTATCCAATCTATCCAAGTCTGTTGTTAATGGTTGTTTTAATTTTACTTTTCTTGATAGATTATCTGAACCTAATTTATCATTAACCAATAGAAAATGTTTATTACCATTAATCATATAAGTTTTAAATCTGTTGACATTACTTTTATCGTAATTAACTCTCCAATAAGTAAACTTTTCTGCACTTTGGTCTTGACCTTTGTGTTTTGTTTTATTTACTCCGTCATTATAACTTAATGAAACTCTAATACGATTACTATCTAATACTTCATCAATTCGTGCTACATAATCTCTATCTTCTCTTTCTATCTTGACAACTTTTCTACTGACGATTTTTTCTTTAACAATCTTTTTAGTTTTCTTTTTTCTTCTGATTGGGTCAACTGGGTCTCGTTCTAATTCTTTTTGTTTTTGATAAATAGTTCCACCATATAATCCATAACCATCACCACCTTGAATCAAACCACCAATTGGTAATCCGTTTCCTGGTGATAGTGGTCCACCTTCTTCTCCTAAGTCTGCTCTACCCGTTACATCAAAGTCAATATATGCATTTCTTGCAGCACCTTGTCTTCTTGGTGGAAGTATTCTACCTTGTGAGATAAGTTGTTGTTCTAATTGTTTTGCTCTTTCTGACCTTGCCATTATCTTTGCTCGTTTGCTCGTTCTTGTAATGCGAAATCTGCCAATTCTCTTTCATTTTCATCTGGGTCGTTTCTTAATATTTCTATTAAATCATTGTTTGATAAACCACGGAAGTCAGATGCGTCTCCGTTATCTAATCTTTCTTGTAATAAACCTTTATCTAATTCTTCTTCTGGTTCTGGTTCAAAGAAATCTACCTCAACTATTTCCTCAACAATAACATCTTCATTGGTTGTTGTTTCGTTTTCTATTTGATATAATTTAGGTATAATGATTTCTCCACCTACCATATTTTGTGTAAACCCTCTATCTAAATCATTGATATCAAATTCTAAAACATATGGGTCTTTGGTATCAAATTTTATTTTACCTGCGTTATTAATTCTTAATGGTTTATATTCTATCATTTCTGACATAGACTTAAAGTCATCAATGTATTCTGAGTTTTTAATTATTTCATCTCGTTCGACAATTAACTCAGTTCTGTCAGGTGATATTTCATCTATTACATAAGTTAAATCTCTTTTAAATACTTCTTGTTCTACGATTTGTGGATAGTCAAATCTTCTATCTCCTTTTTGTTCTGGTTGTGCAGTAAAGTATCTTATTTCATCGTTTATTTTTTTTTCTTTAACCAATCCATTATAAACATCTCCATTACTTAAAACATATACTTCTCTTTCTACACCAGCAAGTCTTCTAAGAAATTTATAAGTAACATTAAAATTACCTTCTGTGTATCCTGCTTTTCTTAAATGTTCTGCTATGTTTAAATCGATAAAGTTTTCACCTGAATCTAAATCAATGTCTTCTGTTTCTAAAAATATAGTGTCTAAAAGATTTTCATCGTTTTCATCATAAATGTAAAGTGCAATAAAGTCGTCATCATTATCACGACCAAAACTACTATATACTCTATTTGGTAAATAATAAGTTGACTTTTCTTTTTCTGTAAATCCGTATTCTCTTGCCATTATTTGACCTCAACCGTATCTTCTAATCCACTTACACTAAACATATCGAATTCTTCTCTTGGTGCATTTTCATTTGCTTGTCCCCAAAACTTTATTAACTCTTTGTTAGTGAAAATAAATTCATCATATATTTTTTGGTATTGTAAATTTTTAATATACCCCTGTAATCTTGTTAATGCCATAATAGAACCAAAAAAGAATTTAAATTTAGGAAGTTGAATCGGAACCATAAATTGATTTAAACTATTTTTGTTTTTCTTTTGTCTTGTCAAATATGATGCTAAGAATGTAGAACCTACCATTTTCTTTTTTGGATTTACATATTTTTTTATCACTTCTAATATTTTTGAGTTTAACAAGTTTGTACTCATATTTAAAGGATAGTTAACTCTTAATGCTCTATTGATAAATCTAATCATCGCTTTCTTTAAATGTAAATCTGGTTTTGCTTTCTTTTCTTCTCTCTTGATTTCTACTTTAATAATTTCTTTTTCTTTTTCTTCTTCTGGTTTGTCAAGTTCGATTGGTGGTTTAAAGAAAGTAAATTGATTGTCTATTTTTGATAAGTTTTTATCATCAAAATATTGTTGTCTGTTTTCTAATCTAACGATATCAAATTCTTCATTTATTGATTTACCAAGGTTCTTTGGTGATTCTATTGATATCAGATTTCCGTCTTCATCTCGTAATGGACGAATTGCATCGGAAGAACCAGACACCTCTTGTTTTAATTTTAAATCTTTGAATAACTCTTGTTGTTCAATGATATCAGCGTCTAATAACTTTTGATAATAGTCTGATTTTAATCTTGCTGAACTTGGTAAATAAGGCATTTTATCTCACCACTCTAAATTCATATTCGTTATCAAAGTAGTGAACCTGTTCGTCTGTTGTTCCACTACCACTAACTATTTTAACACCTAATCGATAATTTCTTTCTGATTGAAATCCATTCATCCATAGATTAAAATAATTACCAGAACTATCACAACTAATGGCTGAACCTGTTCCGTAAGGAATAATTACTTCTTCTGTATCCGCATCTTTTACTTGATAATATATTGAACCACTTGGTAAATATTTTACAGTAAGTTCTGATGGTGTAGTTGCAAATGCAGTTGTCGGATATAACTCTCTACCCACTACTCTTAATTTTACTATTGAACCCTCTTTGTATTCTGTTCTTAAGTTTTTAAAATAAACTTTTAAGTTTTCTAAATCTGTTGAACTCAATGCTGATAAGCTTCCTGTTGACCAAGAACTATCATTCCACATTACTTCTAATTTCGGTGGATAAATTGTATGAGTATCTGTTGAGAAAAATTTTAAGTTTCCTAATCTTGTTGAACTACTTTCATCTTTTGTTGTATCACTTCCTGGATTGTATGAAAAATCACTTGAACCCGTGTACAATGATTCTCTTTTAATTATAAATCCTTGATTAGGAAATAATGATGAAGAGTAAATATGATTCTTAACTAAATCTGAAACATCAATTCTTACATCTTGTGTTGCTTTAGTCATTGCAAATGATGAACTAACTTTGTATTGTCCACCTTGACTACCTGTCCACCAAGCACCTCCGTCAGTCAATACTGAACCCGTTACCCAAGGTGTTTTAGAATCTTGGTTTCTATATTGATAACTTACTCCGTCAGTCGTTACTGGGTTGTGGTCAAGTTTACCATTACCCTCAGTCCAACTACTACCACTTACCATATAAGCAAATAAATTTTGATTTCTTAATAATTCTTCTGAACCAGCGTCATATAAATTTAAATAATATTTTGCGGTGGAAGGTATTTTACCTTGTTGAATTGATGATGAAATATCTGTATAATCAAATTGTATTAATGCTCTTGAAATGTTTCCTATACTACCATTTTGTTGAACAGCTTTATTGATTTCTAAAATTTCATCTGCACCTGTATTGATAGATGATGTTGTACCACCTGAATATATGGTTGCGTCTTTATCTCCGAATATAAAATAATGCATTATCTATCTCCTACTACTCTACCCTGAATATCTATGTTTGGGTATTTTAATTCAAATATACTTGGGTCTAATGAAGGATAAACAATCCCGTCTCTTGTAGCTGCATCTGTATCATAAATGTTTCCACTATATCCTTCAGATACTTTGTGTTTGTTTTCAATCACAACAATATTTTTCTCTGGATTATTATCTTGTGGTGGAACTACTGAGATTACACCTTCGACCAATGAGATAACATAAGCAATATCATTCAATACGATTGGTTGATTGATTTGCCTTTTTTGTGTATCAAAGTGTCGTTTAACTGCTTGTATCGCTCTAAACAATACTTCGTTTTTATTATATCCTGAACGAACAATAATACTGAATCTTACACCAATATTAATAATGTATCCGTCTTTGATGTTGATTGCATCTGTCAATATTCTGTATTGTGAAAGATATGTTTTTAAATTTTGTTTTACTGCTTGATTTAATTGTGTAAGTTTTTTATCCGCGGTATATCCCAATACATACATATTCATAGCTAATGGATTAGGAACAACATCAATAGATTTGATTTGTCTTACTTGTCCATTGATAACTTCTAATTGTCCTTCTTGTTCTAATTGTTCATCTTGAACGATATATGCTTTTGCTATGTTTCCATATTTTTGTGGTAATGAATAAACTCTTGTGATGTAGTCTTCTTTGGTAACTGCTCTATTCTGAGCATTGAAGTATGCACCTGCATTTAATTTTATTTCTTGTAATGATTCTTCACTTGCACCACCAGTAGCTCTTTCTAAATTAACCACACTAATACTATCAGTTACTAATGATGTTAGTGCTGAATCAAGACCTGTTGTAGAGTTTGAAGTATTGAGTGTTTTAAAACTTGTAATTGTTCTTGGTGCTACATTGTGTTCTATTGCTCCACCATAATTGTAATTTACAGTAAGTGTTGTATTACTTGGAGCCAACCCAAATGTTTGTGTTTTCATAAAGTTGGTTGGGTCAAATGATTCATCCAATCTTGAAACACCAAATCCTAATGCTGAACCAACATTATCTGGATTTGGAATAATCTCTTCATCAGCGTTATCACTGATACCTGAACCAAATCTTATCTCCATACGATTATCATCACGAACTCTTGTTGTAAATCTTCTTGATGTTTTGATAAGTTTTAATAAATAAGGTGTATCATTTTTATGTGATGAAAGACCTGGGTCGTTAAGTTCAGTATTTTCTTCAGATTCAAAAACAGTATCTTGTGCTAAAAATGGAACTTGATACCATTTATTATTGTTTGAATCTGTAATGGAAATAATTTCATTTACTCTTTCATTTGCTAATGTGATTTTGTCAAACTTTTTTGAAGGTCCAAAAGAGAATGTTTCTGATGTTCTTGTTCCTGATTTAGCCATACCGGTTTTAGTAAGTCTAAAGTTTGTAGGAACATTACCTGATGTTGGTGTTAATGGTGCAACATCCATTCTGTCTAAGGAACCTGATGTTTTAAAATTAACATCGTCCAACAATGTAAATTCTGTTCCGTTGTCTGCCGATATCGTAGAATTAGAATCAATTGTGATTGCATAATCTAAATTAGGAACATAGTTTCCACCAACAAGTTTAGCAGGAACATCAATTGTAAAAGTAAGTTTTACCGTAGCTGGACAAGAAAGTTTTGGTTTATATCCAAAAGATTGTGCAATCTCATAAATATTCTTTCTTTCTTCTGCGTGATGTAAAAGTGTTTCTCTAAATTGATTATCAACATAGTAATTCAATACATCACCTACATATGCAGCCATCTCAACAAACATCATACCCGGTGATGCTTCATTGAAGTCATTGTATTGATTTGGGAAATATGATTTAGCAAACTCAATTAGATTATTTCTAATGTTAGCAAAATCTCTCCCAAGATAATTTACTTCTTTTTTTACGACTTTTTTATTCGTTCCGTAATCTACTTCTTGTGGATTAATACTCGGCATTTTTATTCTCCAACTTCAAAATTAAATGTTATAGAATCAAAGGTATCTGGTTCTAATCTTGTAGAGTAATCTATTTGAACATTTATCATATTCTTTTCATTACTCGGTACGACCAACACATCATTTAAAATAATATGTGGAAGTTGTGTAGAAATAGATTCTCTTATTTCATTTTCAATTGTATCAATTGTTGTTGGTGTGATTTGTTCAAATAACAATTCTTTTAGTCTTGAACCAAAGTTTGGTTGCATTACTCTTTCACCTTTTTGAGTTAATAGTAAATTTATAATGTTGGATTTTGATTGTTCTAATACGGTTTTTGTTGAATAGAAAAATCCATCTGGACTATAATCCAATGGAAATCTTATTCCAACCTTAACATTACTATCTCTATCTATTTCTCTTACACTTGCCATTATGGTCTATAATTACCTTCACCTGATTTCTTTTTATTAATTGCTTTCATCAAACCAGAATAATCACGAGTTAATGCATTTTGAACATCTTCAGGAACTGCGTCTACTGAAACACCAGCTTTCTTAATAGTTTGAACTGCTCCCATTTCTCGTGCCTTTTCTTTATTCTGTCCACGACCTAAATCTCCATAACCTAAGACTTCTGCCATATTATCACTACCTAATACTCCACCACCTAATGTTGGGTACTCATCAAATTCTGATGGTGCTCCTAATGGTTTGGTATTGTTCAACACTTCATTTAGAGTTTTATCTTTTGAGTATTGTTTTTTTGGTTTATTGACAACCTTTTTAGGTTTAGGTTTAGAAATCGTTTCTGATAAACTGATTTCTTTTTCTTCATTAATAAATATCTCGGTCATCTGTTTTTTAACTTCTTTACGGACAACTAATTCGATTATTTTTATTAAGTCACTTTTCTTCATTTTACTCCTCTATTTCTGTTTGTAAATCTGCTATACTATCTGCTAAAGTTTTAGAACCTTCCAATGAAGTAACTTCAGTATCTATTTCAATTATTTTATCACCGAAAGAATTTACTTCTCCCAAAATAATATGGTTTCGTAATCTTTCTTCTTTATCCTCAAATTGTTTTTGTGCAAGTAATCTGTTGTCTCCAAAACTATTATCAAGTGTTTCTTTTGCTTCTTCGTATTCTGTAATTCTTGATTTTAATTGTGGTGCTCCTTTATAAGTATTAATGTCATTACCTTCTAACTCAAAATCTTCCAAGTTTTGTTTTAATTGTTCTACTTGACCAGAACCTAACATTGTATTTGGAGCATCTTTAACACTATCTATTGTTGATGAAACCGTAGTAAGTGCTTGGGTCTTTAGTGATTTTGCTTGTTCTATTTTACTATCGATTTGACCTTTAATGTCCTCAACTTTATTTTTAAATTCTGACAATGATGTTATTCCTTGAATAATATTACCAAATCCTGGTATAGGTTTAAAAGCTTCTTTTAACTCATCGATAGTGTAGGTTTTTAATTTTGTTTTATCTAACCAACCCAGTTTAAATACCAAGTCATTAAACTCTAATAATTTTTTAGCGTTGTCAATTTTTGCTTTTATGTTTGCAAGCCAAGCTGGATTCGGAATAGCTCTTGTTCCTGGTATAGCTGCAGGAATCAATGAAGCGATTTGAACTTTTAAAAAGTCTAAGTTCCATTCAACTTGTTTAGCAAGAACTTGTCCCATTTCTTTCATACCTTCTGGAGCCAATATAACATCACCACCAAGTGCTTTATTGAGTTGAACTTTTTTACCACCAATAAAATCTTCACTTACGGTTTTTGCTTTGATTGCGACTTCACCTAATCTATTGGAAATCTGAACTCCCCCATCTCCACCTTTAATATGAACTCTTTTATTTGCAAAGATTGCAATGTCATCTTTTTCTGCACTAAATATTAATCTATCGGAACCAATGTATATTTGTCCACCTTGATACTTTTCTGTTTCTAATTGTTTACCAAATGGTAGTATTCTATCCATACTCTTACCAAACTCTTTTACTTGGTCCGAGTAATCAACCTTTTCTTTTGTAGTCATACGAACAAAAGATTTATCATCTGTGATATTTTTAGAAACTTGTTTATCGTTTGTACTTAAAACAATATTACCGGTGTTGGTTCCGTCATCACTACTTAGTTTTACATAGTTGTTATTTCTACCTTGAATTAAAGTATCACCTTGTTTAACTTGTGTTTTATATTCTGTGGTGTTTTCAAAGTATTTTAAATTTTCATCTCGTTCATCTTTTTTATCTTTATTTCTAATGTCTGAGATTCTTTTTTTATATGTTATATCTTTTGGTGAACTATTTAAAGTAGCAAAATAATATCTTTCTTTATTGAACTCAAAACCAACTACAACTTCACCTTCTAATGGATATTGTAAAACATTTGTATCTAATGGAAAAAAGTCTTTACATTCTTCAAATGGTAAACCTTGTTCCGATACAACATATCTACCAACGATACGACCATAGTCTATATATCCCGTATCATCAGCAGAACCGGTTGGGTAAACTTTTAAAACTTCAACTGGTTCTAATTCAAAAAACTTTTCTTTTTCAACAAGTTGTTTTATTTTTAGACGAAGGTTTCTAGCAGTAATCAACTGATTACTTAGAGTGCTCTTTTCAGAACTACCTCTTTTGGTTTTCTTTGTGTACATTAGTTTTCCTTACTAATAGAATTGTCTATTTCGTCTTTTTTGATTTGTAACTCTTGAAC